ATTCAGAAATAAGACGAATAGGTTGCAACTGGTGTATGATGAACATGGTGAGAAGAGAGAAATTGTTCCTGGTGGGACTGTGATTTTGGAAGAAAGTTGGGGAAGACGATTTGCTCGGGTGTTAGAGTTGGTTGATTCTGCGAATAAGACGAGTGCCAGCACAGGAGGGAACAAGAAGGACGTTAAGAAGTAAGAGGAGGGTGAAGTATGGCTGATATAGGGGAATTGATACGTGAAGTTCGTGAGCGGATGGGAAATCCGTCCACAGACGTTTTACCGGATACGTCATTGCAGACTGCCGTGAACACAGCGTTGGCAGAGGTTTCACGATTGATGCCGATTTACGTCTACAAGCAGTTAGACCTTCAGATTGACGTTGCTGAATATACTGTAGATGAAGAGATTGTTGATGTAATTGATTTTTGGATGGCGTATCCGCAGTCTTCAGCCGAATTCGCCCTCGATTTGTTAGATGAAGTAGGTCATGTAGTTGGGTTTTATCCTGAGTATGTTGGAATGAAAGTGTTTCACAGCCCGTCATTGATGAATATTCTTGAGCAGAAGTGGGAGCAGTGGCATTACCGTTACGGCTACGGCTGGGAGTGGAATCCTGATAGTCGTAAGATTTTGGTAATGCCACCACCCCGCTTTGCCGGGAAAGCCGTGTATAAGGGGACGATGACGAGGACGCTTGATACGATACCGTCGAAGTATATGCAGGCGTTTAAAGATTTGATTCGTGCTGAAGCAATGGATACGTTGGCTAGTGCTTATGGTGGAGTCACGTCCGTCCCGATTGGAATTGGGAATGTCAGTTTTGATGCAACGAAGTTGGCTGAAAAAGCTGAGAAGTTGAAGACTGAAGCTCTCCGTAAGCTCGGAGGTGCTGGAGGAGCGGTGGTGATAGGATGATGAAAGACCCGAGACGTGACCCGATGGCTCCTGAGAATTTACCGAAAGGTATGGTGATTAAGCCGCCTGAAGTAAAGTCTTTGTCGCAGGATGAACGAAATTATAGTGGCGAGATTTTGAAGGCGTTGAAAAGTATTTCCGGTATTGAAGTAGAAGTGGTGAAATTGGAAGTTATTGAAGAGAAAGGAGAAGACCCGCTTGTAACTGTGATAATGGAAGTCAGAAAGAAAGGGTGATGGCGGTATGTTGTCAGTTATTCAGAAAGAAGCAGTTAAGACCGCCATCCGTTTGAATCCGACGACGGTAAATGTAAGACGGCGTGAATATGTTCCTGATGGTGGTGGAAGAAAAGTAGTTGAGTCCGAACCTGGTGAGCACACGATTTTGTTGTATTCACGTTTTGCTGGACGAACTGATGTTGCCGGAACTGCTGGTAGACGTGAAAAAGTTATTTGGTTGGCGCTTGCTGATGCAGATGCTGATTTGAAGTGGGGAGCGAATGTCGTAGATGAGTTCGATGTTGAAGGATTAGGTACGTTCAGAATAGTGGATGGTCAGCCTATAAAAGCTGAGGATGAAATCGCAGGGTATTACCTGACGCTGGAGTTGGTGAAGTAATGCGGATAAAGATAAGCGGGATTAGTAACGTGATTGAAGAATTGCGGCGTTGGGATAAGAGCAAGAGGAAGGAATTAGGTGATGTTGCAAATAGAGAAATTGCGCCGATGCTTGAACGTTATGCTAAGGCGAATCGTCCTTGGAAAGACAGAACAGGTAATGCTCGGCGTGGGCTGACTGCAAGTTCTGAAATGACAGCATCTGAGTTAGTAATTAGGTTGGCGCATACGGTTCCGTATGGTGTATTTCTGGAGTTGTGTCAGGCTGGAAAGTACGCTATTTTGCTCCCGACGATGGAGAAGAATCGTGCTGAGCTTGAACGAATTCTTCGTAGATTTTGGGAAGAGTAGGTGTTTGTAAATGCGTGATGCAATCAGAGATAGACTGATACAGATGGTGACAGAGTTTCAAGGCCGAGTGTTTGAGACGTTTATGGCTGGCCCCGAAGTTGAGAAACCGTATGCTGTAATTGTCATAGGTGGAGAAAGCAGGACGAACATGCGTTACGGTTTTGACGTTCCGGTGCAAGTTTGGCCGTATGTGGATGTGACCAGTTTTAAGAGTGTAGATGGTTTAGTGGCAAAGATTGTTGATGCTTTGGTGAATGTGGATTTAGAGACTAGTGATGGTATGGTGTTTAGGCTCAGATATGTTGGTTCCGGAGATGATTTTTATGATAATGAGTGGCAGGCACTGACACGTAGGCTCGATTTTGAAACCGAAGTGATACGTGGAGGTTAAGGAAGGTGAGTGTATGAAAGCCCGTGTGACCAGAACGATAAGGTTTAGAGGACAGCTTTATAGGTTGGTTGCTGGTCAGGACGTAGGTAGACTGCCGAAAGAATTGGAGAAGAATCTGATTTCGGCTGGTTTACTAGAGACTGAATCAGCATTGTCTGAAAGAAATCAGAAAGTAATTCTGCTTGAAGGAGAGAAGACTCCGAAAGAGCAGATGGTAGAAGAAGATAATGAAAGAAAGGAGGACTAGTATAGATGCCGAAGCCAACTCAGGTGAAGAAAGGATACTTGCGTGGAGTAAGAGGAGTTCTGATAACGCCTTTGAATGCGGATGGTTCGAAACCGTATCCCGCTCCAGAAAAGCATTGGATAGATACAGCACAGGAAGTAAGTGTAGAAGCTGAAGTAGTTGAAGGTGAATCTGATGAACTTCGTGGCGGAGACAGAATTCTGGTTAGAGTAGAAGAAGATGATATAGTTGTCGGTGCAGAACTTGGCTTCACTGATGCCAGGTTTGATGCTAAGGCGACTGAATTGATTGCAGGCGGAACGCTGATATACGATGGTGATAACCCAGATGTAATTGTGGGATGGGAAGCTCCGAAGATTGAAGACCAGTATAATCGTAAGCCATTTTGGGCTGATGTGTTTGTACAGGCGTATAATGCCGCTGGTGGTAGAGAAGCGTATCTGATGTATTCGTTCCGTTATTGTAAGGGGTATGCACCGAACATCACGCATTCTGACCAGGAGTGGGGAACGCCGGAGTTCACGATTAAAGCCAGGGAGAATCCTGCTACTGGAGAATCAACGTATAAGAAAGAATTTGTAGGTGTGTTGCCGCCTGAACCGCCGACGAATTTACAGGCGACACCTGGAGATGCACAAGTTACGTTGACCTGGGATGCCGTTCCTAATGCTGATTCATATAAGGTGTTCTATTATGCTGGTAGTAGTGCACCGACTGACCCCAGTGATTGGATAGAAGCTGATGAAGGAACTACGATTACTGATACGACTCACACTGTGACGAACTTGCAGAATGATACTGAATATGTTTTTGCTGTGATTGCCGTCAATGAAGCTACTGAATCTGGATTGTCTGATGTAGTTAATGCAACGCCGACGACAGGTGCGTAAAGAATTTTGATGGGAGATGATGTGTTATGAAGATTCCGTTCCTGGTTCCAACGGGAGAAGTATATTGTGATGATTGTGGGAGACGGATTTTCTTGAATGAAGTAAGGATAGAAGAAGAAAAACTGGTGAAAGGTAGAACGGGGTATTTCTTCCGTTGTCCGCACTGCCGGGTGAAGTATCCGTTTGCGAGCATTACGAAGAAAGGTAGTGCCATGCTTTCAGAGTTGAAGGTAGCTCGTGAAAGAGTTATGTCAGCAGTCGGTGATAGGAAGAGATACCCCGTCGTTCTTCGTAGGTATGAAAAGCTGTTAGAAAAGTATCAAAAAGAAGTTGGTGGCCCGTATTCTGAGGAGGAGGTCGTTAAGAATGGGTAATGCTCCGAAAGTGATTACGATTGAAGAGATTAAAGAACGTGCTAAGGGAACTGTTGTTGAAATTCCTGGTTGGGTTCCTGGTGAGAAAATTGGTGTACGGTTGCGTGCAATTGATTTGACTCCACATATCATGCAGTTGGATAGTATACCGAATGTCTTGAGGACTGCCGCATTTGAGGTTTTTGAAAAAGGTAAGAAGGGCGATGCTAAAGAACGAAAGATGCAAACGCCTGTATCCGATACTACTGATTTGAAGAAGATTCTCCCGATTATTGATGCGATAGTAAAGGAGTGTTTGGTTGAACCGAAGTGGGAAGACTTTGAGGAGAATTACCCGCTTACGATGGTGCAGAAAATGGCGATTTTTGAGTTTGCAATGGCTGGAGTAGATGCCCTCGAATCCTTTCGTTCGTGACCCTGTGAAAATGACGGAGTTAATCGGGATTGCCAGAACGTTTGGTTGCAGACCGTCCGACCTTATTGCCGGGTTAACCAGTTACGAAGCGTACTGTTTTGACTCGGCTTGTTTAGTATATGTGACGTTTTTAGAAAAGGGGAAGAAACCGATTGAATTAGAGGAGGATGCAACCAAATGGTTGTAAGGAGGTGAAGACATGGCAAGAAATCTCGGTTCGATATATGCTGAACTGCGCCTCCGACTTGACAGGTTGAAGCAAGACATTAGTGAAGCCGAAGCTCAGTTGAAACAAGCTGGTTCTCAGATGGAGTCTGCGTTGAAGCCGATGACCACTGCTGAAGAAAAGATGAAGACTGCCGGAACAGCTTTGTCGAAGTACGTTACAGCGCCATTAGTGGGAATAACGACAGCCGCTGTGTATACTGGAATGAAGTTTGACGATGCGATGGCTCAGGTTCGTGCAATCAGTGGTGCTACAGGTGCTGATTTTGAACGACTGAGGAATCAGGCGAAAGAATTAGGTAGAACGACGAGATTTTCAGCATCGGAAGCCGCCGCTGGTATGACCATGCTGGCTAGGGCTGGTTTTGACGTAAATGAGATTATGGCGGCAATGCCTGGTATGTTAGATTTAGCATCGGCTGGTGCTGTTGATTTAGCTACTGCGGCTGATATTGTTTCTGATACGATGATGGCATTCGGTGAGAGTGCAGACCAGGCCAGTAGGTATGCGGACGTCTTTGCTAAGGCGGCGAGTAGTGCGAATACGACTGTTGAAGGTCTTGGTGAAGCAATGTCTTATGGTGCGGCAAGTGCGGCGGCGGCAGGTATGACGGTTGAACAGACCGCCGCTATTATGGCCGCCTTAGCTGATGCTGGTATCAAGTCAACCAGAGCAGGTACGACTTTTGAAGCGATGATGCGTGACCTCAAACAAGCCGCTGAAGACGGAACGATAGCGATTGGAGATACGACCATTGCCGTTTATGATGCTGAGGGTAACATGCGTGACTTGGCTTCGATTTTGCTGGACGTAGAGGCGGCTACACAGGGTATGTCCGATGCTCAGCGAGATGCGGCTTTAAGTGCGATTTGGACGACGCAAGGTCTGCGTGGTGTGAATATCCTGTTACAGCGTGGAATAGGTAGTGTCAAGGATTTTGAAAAGTCGTTAATAAATGCAGGTGGCACGGCTAAAAGCGTATCACAGGGAATGGAGGACAATCTCGGTGGAGCTATGCGGTCGTTGAGGTCAGCAATAGAAGGAGCAATGATTGAAATATCGGATGTGCTGTCGCCGATTATCAGACGTATAGCTGAAATATTGACGGTGTTAGTACGACTGTTTTCTGGTTTGCCAGACCCGGTGAAGAAATTGATTGTTTTTGTGGGTCTGTTAGTTGCGGCTATTGGGCCGTTGCTGTTGATTTTTGGAACGTTCTTGACGATGTTGCCTGCCATGAGTGCTGGTTTTGTAATGCTGTCAGGCGGCATTATGGCGGCGATGGTGCCGTTGTTGCAGATTGTGGGGATTATCGCCGCTGTAATTGCAGTAGGGTATCTTCTGTACCGGGCGTGGGTGTACCTGCGTGATAACGGCGGTCAGATTTGGGAAAGTATTAAAGAAATGTTTAGTGGCGTCGTTACGTCGATTGGTGAGTTTTTCTCCAGTTTGGGAGAAAGAATAGGAGAAGTGTGGAATACCGTCATCGAATGGTTTGCCGCTTTGCCGGGTAGAATTTCGGAGTTCCTTGGGCAAGCAGGTGAGTTCATCTCGACGTTTTTCCTGGAGACCCTGCCGTATTGGATTGGGTACGGTATCGGATGGATGGTAAGAAAGGTGCTCGAAGGAATTGAAGCTGTAGTCGAGTTTTTCCGTACCCTGCCTGAACGAGTATCAGAACTGTTGCAGACGTTAGTAGAATTCGTTTCGAATAAGGTTGAACAGATTAAGCAGTTCTTTGTAACGTTGCCAGACCATATTCGTGATGGTGTAACACGTTTAGTAGAATTGTTTAGATTGGCGCTTCAGACTGTATTGCAGTTCTTTATGGAGTTGCCTGGACGTGTCACTGAGTTTTTGACGACGACGATACAGCGTGTGTTTGAATTTGGACAGAATTTGAAAAGAACGTTGTCGACTGCCGCCAACAATGCTGTTCAAAGCTTTGTGAATTTTATTCAGACGCTTCCGAGTAGGATTGCAGGGATTTTCTCGAATTTAGTATCGAGGATACTGAATTTCGGTTCGAACTTAGCTTCGGCGGCACGTACAGCGGCAAGTAGGTTGTGGAGTGGTTTTAAAGCAGGTCTCGGAATTAGTTCTCCGTCGTATATAGAGGAAGCTCTGGAGCGGATAGTAAGTGAGTCTGCTGTTATGATGGATGAACTTGCTCGATATACAGGTGATATGGCTAACAGGATTAGTGGTGCGATGGGGACGTTCACGACTGAAATGGGTCGCCATGTAGGTGCTGTTGATAGAGAAGTCGGTTTTGGTGCTAATGAGGGTCTGCCCGGACAGATTGGTGAAGCAGTGTATAATGCGTTCTTTGCGGCTATGACTGCTGTTGCTCAAAATGGTGAAGAAGGTAACGCTGGTGTGGTGCTACAGATTGACGGTCGTACTTTTGCTCGTCTGATTCTGCCGTATCTTAGGAGTGAACGGATAAGGATGGGTGAGGCGTAATGAAAGTATACATGGGTGATGTAGGAACGGCTCGTGAAGAGAAGACTTTGATGCCGATGACCGGCGGTTATATGCGTGAAGAGACGTTCAGAATAGAAGAACGTAAGCGTACAGCGTCCGGAAGATTAGTTGTTGATGTAACTGCCGTCAAGAAACGTCTCGTCTTTTCGTTTCAGAAGATGCTGGTTCAGGATTATAATGTATGGGTGGCCCAGCAACGTATAAACGAGTTTAGAGAAATTGAGTATGAAGAAAAAGATGGAAGATATACGAAATTAGTGGTAGATTTTCTTGGAGATTACGGGCATCAGAGATTGAAGACGATGAAAGAATGGGTATACGGTCAGATTGAGTTCACGCTTGAAGAAGTTTAATTGGGGGTGGTGTTGTGCCGAGTCAAGAGTATAAGAATGCAGTAGTGGCTGGTGTTAGACAGTTTGTCCCACGTGTAGAGATTTATTTTGATGGAGAGAGTTCACCGCCCCTTGTTTTGACTGGTGATGATATTATCGGTTTCTCTTTGTTGGAAGAAGCGAAAGCTGATGAACATGTTGCGGCAGGTTTTGTAACATCGAATGAATTTAGTCTGGTGTTGGAGAACTCAGATAGGCGTTTCTCACCAGCAAATGAAAGTAGTCCGTATTATGGTAAGATTAAGCCTGCGGTTATGATAAAGCCGTTTCTAGGAATAGTTTTACCAGACAGTTCAGTAGAAGAAGTTCCGCTTGGTGTTTTTTGGACAGATGATTGGCAGGCTCCGGCGACATCGGTAGATGCTAAAGTGGTATGTTATGACCGCCTGTATGAAATAATGGCAATGGATGTTCCGATGTTGCCGGTCATGCCTGATACGACGATAGGAGCCATGTTTGCCCGTTTGTTCAGAGCACTAGGATTGTCGGATGACGAATTTAGTATTGGGCCGAGACTTGATATTCCTGTTAAGTTGGGCTGGCTTCCACGTGGAAAGGTAGGGCAAGCACTGAATTTGCTGGCTGTTGCAGGTAGTTGTAGTGTGACCACTGGAAGAGATGGAGTTATTAATGTGGTTAGTACGTTCGGTGTAGATACTCCGTATGCTACGTGGACAGATAATGATATGGTAATTTCGGCGCATAATCCGCATCGTTATAAAGATGTGTATTCAAGAGTAAGTATTAAGTATGCTGTCCCGTATATAGGAGAACGTGAAGAAGTTTTGAAGATTAGTAAGTTTGAGATACCAAATGGAGTAACGACGCTTAATGATATTGCGTTTAGTAAGTCTCCAGTTGCTGTTGTAGATTCAGTTGAATTGATAGGGACTGACACGGCGTATATATCGAATTTTGAATATGGTGCAATGTCGATGAATCTTGAGATAACAAATCCTGGTAATGCTCATGAGGTGGAAGTACAGGTGTTAGGCAAGCCTGTTGGTGTGAATGAAGCTGTACTTGCATTAGAAGACACTGAGGCAGTTCAGGAGTTTGGTAGTAAGACATTGGAGATAGAAAATCATTTGATACAGAATAGCAGATTAGCTAAGACATATGCTAGAGCGTTCTTGGAGCACGTGAAGAATCCAAAGACACGTTATAGTATTGAGTCACGTGGAGACCCGGTGCTTAGTGTGAATGATTTTCTGGAGATACGTGACCCGTCAGACAAGATAACGTCTGTTATAGTCAGGCCGATGCGAATTAATCTTGAGTTTGATGGTGGTCTCAAAGCTGATATAGATGCAAGATTGTCAGTAGTTCCGTCATACTGGACGATGATAAGTCCTGGTTTGTACGTTTATACGCAGGCTCGAATAGAATGATAAAGAAAGGAGTTGAATTGAAATGCCGCTTTTACTCGAAGATGATGTGGGTAGACCGATACCGCAGTATCAGAATCAGACTGGTACTGATTTTGAAGCATGGAGAGGTGCAGATGGTCATGGTAATGTCAGGTCAGATGATGGTAAGATAGTCACGCTTGGAGCACGTTCTGATTCAGCCGCTACAGACCATACAGTTAGTGCATCAGTAGTCTCGATTTTGAAAGCACTTCTGCGTGAAGGCAGTGGGTCTGCAAGTTCGTTAAGTACGTTGTTAGACAGAATTGGTGAGGCAGTAGAAACGCCAGCACAGTATACGCAATTGGCTCGTCTACAGGCGATTATTGATGGTTTGGCAGGTTTAGGAACAGTAGCAGACGCTGTTGTTACTGACCCGACGCTTAGTGCAACTGTGGTTGCTCTTTTGAAAGGATTGTTGAAGCAGAATAATGACTTGCTCGACCCAATTGGTGATGCGTCATCCGTGATTATCCATGAGCATACCCAGATTCACCGTGGAAACGGCTTCGACATGGATACTGGTGTTCTTGAGTTGTCGGGTGATACTCCCACGTATATCCATGTGGTAACTGGGTCAAAGCATGTGCACTTGAAACGAATTGACATTACGATAAGCGATAATACGGATATGTATATAAGGTTTTACAAGAATCCGACTGTGACGTTAGACCCGACACCGCAAGAACTACCTGTAGCAAATGTGAGAGAAGATAGTGCGGTTGTGTCTGGAACGAAGTTTTACACGAATTCTAGTATTACTGCTGTGGGAACGGCGATACCCGGTTATGAGTTCTGGTTGCCAGGTGAGCAGTTGATAGGACAGTCGATTTCTAAAGGTGGAGTTGAAACGTATTGGGAGAAGATTTTTGCCCCAAATACTGATTATGTGATTGAGTTGGTTCGTGAAACGGGCGCTACTGGAAGTGGTAAAGTTCAGCTTATACTGCATTGGTATGAACTGACGATTCCCAGTGCATAAGGTTGGTGATGTAGATGCCAGTTGAAGATGTACAGATGTATTCTGAGAATAGGTTGACGAACCCGAGTGCTGAGACTGGAGATGTGAGTGGTTGGACTGCTGAAAATGTGTCTGTTGCATCAGGTGGAGTAGTAGGAAGTTTTTGCTTCAAGTTTGGTGATAATGCCAATATGGAGCAGGTGATTTCCATCCCGGGACAGCCGACAGATTATAAGGTGACGGGGTTCTTCTTGCCGGAAGAAGACCATCCGGAGGATGACCCTGATGTCTATGCTTGGTTGGAAGTAGTTTATGAGTATGGTGACGGCTCGATTGATGAACTGAGATTCCCTTGCCGTGACGACACGCTTAGTTTGTTGTAGGGGAGGGAGTTGATATGCCGAA